ACACCCGAGTTCACCCACGGCATCATGAGCGTGGCTCTGAGTGTTGTCTGAGATCGTCCACGTCTCACCACCAACAGTAGTAGCCCCAGACACCGCAGTTGCAAGTGAGGAGATAACATCTTTGATGGAGTTGAGGGTGGTTGTGTCGTTTTCGTTAGAGGCTGCCACACTGTCAGTCGCCTGAGCGGTAACACTGTCATACTGTGGTGATGTCGAGCTACCTGTCGCCCAGTCAGAGGTTGCCTGAGAGTGGGTGTTGGTAATCGAGGGTGTAGTCGTAGACCGGGCACCAGCAGTGACCGTAGAGGTCGAGGTACCAGTCGTACGAGACTTACTGTCGTAGGTAGCCGAGCGGTAGTATGTTGTTACTACGCCAGCGTCTTCCACGTCAGTTGCCACCACGAGAGTGTACTTACCACCACCAGAGTGACCAGCGATAGCGAAGGAGGCGTTACGGCCCAGAAGAGGGCGTGTGTCAGCCACAGTGTTCGCTAGTACAGTCTTGGTGCGGTTTACGAAGAACGTGTAGTCACCCACAGTGGTTGCCCTGAGGTTTGCTGAGGGATCACTACAGGTCATGTAGGTGGAGGCGTTGCCTACTACATTTACAGTCTGGGCTGTGCCGTTGAGGTCGAAAACCTCTACAGAGCCATCAGAGTTTGCCGTCACAATATACTTCTCAGCAAGGTCACGGTCGATTGTATGTACAAAGGTTGAGGTACCGAGCGCATTGCTGGTCAGGTTGCCGATATGCTCAGCACCCCGCCGCTTGTTAAGCCCATGGACCGCCGAGAGGTAAGCGTTTGTTACGCTGTCAGCAGCCGTAGGAATGCGTAGCTCAGGTACCTGTTGAGTGACACCGCCAGTTAGACTGGGGATGCTATCAGACAGGTAGGGCATTAGTAGCCTCCGAGGTGACGTGAGGAGATGTAGTTAGAGAGCGGGTTGTCCCAGAGTACGTTGCGGTCTGCGTTCTTACCTTCGTCCTGCTTTAGAGCGACGTAGGCACGGGAGGCTTGAGCCTGCACTTGGGCCATGTCAGCGTCTGCGCCTACTACACGGTTCATGTAGCGGTGCTGTGCGTCGAGGGTAATGAAGCGACGGGCTTCTTCTGGGAGGTCATCGAAGTCCCACAGGTAAACCAAGTCGGCATACACTTCGGTCTCGAAGGTAGCCGTGAAGTCAACCATGTTGAACAGCTTGGAGTTACGAATGGTGAACCGCTGTGTACGGTCGTTCCACCCATTGACATCCGTAGCGTCCACTCGGGTGACGTTGGTAGGGACAAAGATGTTGTTGTTCGTGTCAGGTGTGAGCTTAGCCTTACGGCGAGTGTTCCAACTCCAGCCACGGCTCTGCAATTCACGGGAGACCTCATCGATGACTTGGATGGCAATCTGTGCCTCAGCAATGTCGTCTACGAGGTTTGATACGGGGTACTCGCCTACAGCCGTCAGTAGACTGTTCACTGCATCGAGTTTGGTAGATGGTGTAAGCATTGTATCCGCCTTAGGTTGATTTTAAAAGGGGAGCCCCGCTAAGGACCCCCCTTGAAAGGTAGTTTATGACTTAAGCGTCAACAGCCTTACGTACTTCGTACAGAGCCGAAGGACGCAGAACGTCGGAACCGAAGAGCATCTTGGAAGCAAGCAAGGTGCCCTGCTTAGCTACGGAGTACTCAGTCTCGGTGACCATGTCCTGAGCCTTGATCATGCCAATGGCAGAGGAGTGCATGAACATGCCGAGGGTGTCGGTAGCGTTGATAGCGTAATCGTCGCCGAAGCCGCCAGTAGCGGAGTTCATTGGCGTACGGCCATCTGGACCGAAGTTGCTGTTAGCGGTACCGTTGATCGCCATGTGGTTGGTCTTGATCAGGTTAAAGCCTGCAACTTGGTACAACTCAGCCTTAGCGAAGTCACCGTTCGTGGACAGGTCACGGTTCAGCAGCTTGGAGACAGTTGTGTCGTTGCTGTTGATCAGAGCGTAGTAGGTAGACGGAGCTACGTACAGAGCACGATCTTCGTATGGGATGTCTTCCATGTCGAAGTATGCAGCAGCTTCAAACGCAGCGTTGATAAGCTCAGCAGCGCCACCAGCGGTGCCTACGTGCTTAGTTACAGCGTTGTTCATGCCAACGAGGCCAGCGCCCTTACCGGTAGCAGCAGTGGTAGCAGCATCAATACCAGCGACGGAAGCAGCGTTGAACTGGTCGCCCAAGCGAGCTACGCCAACAGCACGTTGGAACAACTTGCGTTCCATGGTCAGAGCCATAGCGGAAGCCATCTGCTTGGAGTACTCACCACGGAACTCGAAGTGCGTAAGCATCTGGTCGATGTTGTGGATCCATACGGAGCTAATGATTGTGTCGTCAATGGTGACAACCTTCTCAGCGGTGTCGATGGTCTGGCCTACGATCTCTTGACCCGGTACAAACGTATCAGCGGAAGCACGACCGATTGCAGGGAACTGAGCGGAAATGCCGCCGTTCAGGGAGATGGAGCGCACGCCGTTCTTCAGAGCAAACTTCTCGTCAAAGTGACGGATCATCTCGCCCGAGAACGCCTTAAGGAGGAGGTCACGGTTGTTAGCGTAGTTATGGGTACCAGCGGAGCCAGCAAAGGTATCAACCTTCAATGGGGTGTAGTTGTCAGTCTGAGCCATGATATTGGCCTTTCATATATAGGGTATGTCCCCGAATGGGGAGGGAATGTTTTTTGGATCGATCCCGGCGCTTAGAGCAGCCAACTTCCTCAAGGTTATCCCCGCAGGGGCCTCATATCGCTTGTCTTGTCTTCGGACGGGTTCTTTACCGGGAGTGTGCACTAATCCGGTAGCTACGCCTGCTAGGAGCAGCACGTATGAGGGGCTTAAATACAGCGCCCCTCTGACTGAAATTACTTGCGCTTCGGTTGCTTCGTACGGTTCGCTTTTTTCGAAATGATCCGTAGGTTCTTCGAAGAGTTATCGCTAGTGTTGTGGTTCTTGTGATCAACTTCTTTGCCACGAACCGCCGCTGCACCCTTCTTCTTAATCATAAGGCGTCTGGCACGCTTGCGCATGATGTTCGCTTTACGACGCTCAGGGGTACGTGAGGCTTTATATTCTTTTTTGTAGTCACGCTTATACGCCATCACAGAAAGCCTCTTGTTTGACGTTGTTCATGTAAATCTGTTCAACAGTCTCAAGACTATCTACTTTGCTTGCGTAGATCGGATCCCACTGCCCACAGGCAGCTTCAATCCCGCCACCAATTTTTACTGCGCATCCGCTCAGCACGCTCACTAGGGCTAAGACGCATAGCATCGGCAGCAGCATCGTTAGCGTGTCGCCCACGAGTGTTAGCTTCTTCATCGATGTTGTCCTTGTAGGAGTTTACTGCGTTCTTATTGGACCACCAGAGGAGACCGGCGAGACCAAGAGTGATCAGCAGGGCGGCAGACCACACACGGTCCAGCCATTTAATTATCTTAGCCAAGGCTCTTCACCCCTTTCTTCAAAATGCGTTCGATACGCTTCCAAAACTTCAAAACGAGGAAGAGGATCGCAAGGCCGATGAACACCTGAGCGGTGACATTGCCGAGCTTCTCAGCGTTCTCCAGTCCAAAGATGTCGAACACAGCGGAGAAGAATGTAGCGAGGATACCAAGGCCACCTGAGATGACTGTACGCCAGCCTGACATGCCATTGATGAGAGGGTCAGACGGCTCTTCTTCGTCTTCTTCGACGGGAGCCTCAGGTGCCTCGTAAATGAATACTTCTTCAGGGGTCACCTCAATGGTGTACCCTTGGTCACGCCAAGCCTCACGTAAACCGTGAACCATGCCCCAATAGAGTTCGTCCACCACTGCTTGATCAGCTAGGTTGTAGACGGTCATGTAAGCATCGTAGCCGGGAGCGGATGAGGACCTAGCCCCTGCTTCCCATTTCGACATTGAGATCATCACTCGGTACAGCTTCAGGTATCCCTCAGGATCTCTCCAAAGGTCGATACCCTCGTACATCCCAAGGCCACTATCACGTACTACGGTGTTACCGTACGTATCAGCGTTACCGGTGGAATAAGCCTCGATTATAGCGGCAATAGTCGTCACACCGGGCTTTACTTCAGCACGTCGGATGACGTAATGGCCATAGTAGGCAGCGCCCCCATAGATCGAGGAGAACGCCGGAGTAGGTAACTGGGAGCCATCTGAGGCAGGTAGTTCTTGAGCGCTGAGTGCGCCAAATCTTGCCTCATGTTTGTCACGAGTGGACCCAATGGCACCCAAGTTACGTAACCGAACCGAAGCCGGTACGGATTTGTCATCTAGGGCGTATGCCCATGGTCCTGTGTAGATG